GTGGCTCTTTGATAAGCTACATCGGCGTATCTTTGAGCTATTGTCCATAATTCCTCACGATGGTACCTTCGATCAGCTGCAGCCGATTTATCGTCTGTTTGATTGGAAAACGAAGAAGGAGCTAACAACTCGTTCTTCGTTATCTCTTCACTCTTTCGATTTGTCGTCTGCGACTGATCGGATACCTATCATCCTACAGAAAGTTCTTCTGTCCCCTTACTTAACTAGTTGGGGGGCTGAGTTATGGGCATCCCTGTTGATTGGTCGTAAATACCATTGTGGGAAAAACTATGTTACTATGGTAAAGGGTAGAAAGGTTTCTATTCCTTTATCTAGTACAGGTTATCTCATATATGGTACCGGTCAACCAATGGGAGCACTGAGTTCATGGGCGATGTTGGCATTCATCCACCATGCGTTCGTTCAGTGGTCTGCCTTTTTGGCAGGTAAGGTAAAACTGGGTTCAGGTTGGTTCGCAGGCTACGCCATCTTGGGAGATGACGTGGTCATAGCGAGCCAGGCTGTAGCCAAGCAATACGCGGCTTTAATGTCTCGTATGGGGGTGGGAATCGGGGCTCACAAATCTATGAGTTCCGGTTCTGGTCTCGCTCTAGAATTCGCGAAGCGAACCTTCTATAAAGGGAAGGACGTTTCGGGAATTTCCTTTCGGGAGTTCGTGATTGGTCGGCAATCCTTTGCCGGTCTTCTCGAGCTTATCCGGAAGTACTCATTAACCTTAGGGCAGACGATGTCGGTCCTAGGTTATGGGTTTAGAGCGAAGGCTAACATCTCCAAACGTTTGACTTTATTGCCAAAACGGTTGCGTAACTATATCCTGGCTTACTATGGTCCCTTAGGCCCTGTTTACAAAGGATTAGCGTTTTGGTTACCGATGAAATCAGTATCCTCACGCTATGCCTCTGTAGTTGACAGGGTCGAAGTTCTCACTTGGCGGTTCTTTAAGGAAGAGATTTCGTCTCTCCTTTTAAAACTGGACGAGTTGCAGCCTTTGTTAGAGGAAGCAAAACGTCTAGGAACCGTTAAGCGGGATCGGGAGCACTATATGTCTCAAACCGTCTCTAATAAAGCTGCCTGGGTTAAGGATCTACCTTCCCCTGTGGAAGGGGGTCGTGTAGATTCCCACCCTGGGATCGAGCGTACAACTCCGTTGTACGTTATCGATTCTCTTAATGAGACAGTGTATAGAGAGACGTTCCTTGACACATTTATTGCTGCGAGGGACCTACGTTCCAAACTGGAGGAAATGACCCTAGATTCCCTTGACTGGGGAGTTTTAGAGTCACTCTGGGAGGAGGTTCGTGGGATCGAGTCTCTTCTCGGGTCGTTACCGCTTCCTCGTAATATCCATAAGCCGATTCGGGATAATATCTCGAAGGAGCAGATGGGTATTTTGAAGAAGTGGTATCGATACTCTGGCCTGTTCAGACGATCTGATAACCCACCTCTAGAAGGCTAAGGAAGTGATTCCTTAGTCTGGGGCCGGTATCAGGCCATTGGCAACTTTGTGATGCCCGGGGTAAGACCTTTGGGATGTGTGTGTTACCTCCGTCCGTAGCGCACCCTTAGGCTCCCAGTAACTTCTGAGAGTGAACCTCGTGAGGTTCGTTCGGTTCGCCG